AGATTACACTTAGTTTGTTACAATAGACTCATGCGAGAGTGGTGGAATGGTATACACAGCAGACTTAAAATCTGCCGCCTTCGGGCTTGCGGGTTCGAATCCCGCCTCTCGCACCAAGTTTTAACGGGCCATTAATTCAACGGTTAGAATAGGGTACTCATAATGCCTCAACGAGTGTTCGACTCACTCATGGCCTACCATCACCTATATACTATTGCGGAGTAGTTCAGTAGAAGAGCGTTGGACTCATAATCCAAAGGTCGGTGGTGCGACTCCACCCTCCGCAACCAAACAATACGCGGGTGTAACTCAGTGGTAGAGTGTCAGCCTTCCAAGCTGTTCGTCGCAGGTTCAATCCCTGTCACCCGCTCCAACGATTATAACGGAAAGACCCGTGTCTAAAAACATTTTTATTAATGCATTTGGCATTTTATTGATTCCATTGTGGTTTTAATGACATAAATCAACAGATATAACTTGACTTCCTATCGAGTGTGCAGTATAATCATACTTTACTATTACTTGGAGGATTTATGAGCATTGTTGCATTAAAACTTATCACCGGAGAAGAAGTCCTTGGTGAAGTTCAATTGGAATCTGAAACGGAATTCGTGATTGAAAATCCTGTAGGCATCACAGTTGTCCGAGGGCAAAATGGTCAGCCAAATATAGGATTTTCTCCTTTCCCATTACACGCACCGCAAGAAAAGGGTGCAACAATTGTGCTAGCAAAAAAGCATGTTGTATATACCTACATCCCGGCTGAAGATTTCATCACCAATTATCAACAAATCTTTGGTTCAGGCATTGTTCTTCCACAAACCAAAAAACTGATCGTAGGTTAATGTCCAACAATTTCTATACTAATGTGCAATCCTTCGGTAACAATATTTTGTACCGAGGTGTTGTCAATGGAGAGCGTGTAAATCAACACATTGAATATGAACCTTCATTGTATTTGTCGTCCAAGAAACCCAGTGAATTTAAAACCTTAACTGGTGATTATCTAACAAAGAAAAAGTTTGATGATATTCGGGGTGCCCGCGAGTACATCAAAGGGTTCAATAATGTGCATGGTGCTCCTAAAATCTATGGAAATACTCGGTTTGAGTATGCTTTCATTGCGGACCAACATTCAGAAATGGTTGATTGGGATCAAGATAAAATTGTCATTGGTGTAATCGATATTGAAGTTGGATCGGAGAATGGTTTCCCTGATCCTTATCTCGCCAATGAGCCAATAACTGCCATTTGTATTAAATACATTGGTGGTTCAACTTTGGTATTTGGCTGCGGAGATTATGAGGTTCAAGGTGATGAAGTATACTTCAAATGTAAAGATGAATGGACATTGTGTAAACGGTTTGTTCAGCAATGGAACAATAATTGCCCGGATGTATTGACTGGATGGAATACAAAGTTTTTCGATATTCCATATCTCATCAATCGTTTCCGTAAGATCCTCGGTGAAGATGAAACCAAGTTGTTGTCTCCGTGGAAGTATATTGGTGAGCGCAAGACTAAGATCAACGGCCGCGAACTTGTAGCCTATGATATTTTAGGTGTATCTTCATTAGACTATATTGAATTGTATCGTTGGTATGCGCCGGATGGTAAATCTCAGGAATCTTATCGGCTTGATAATATTGCAAATGTGGAAGTCGGCGAAAGTAAATTGTCCTACGATGAATTCGATAATCTACATCAACTGTATCGTTTGAATTACCAGAAGTTTATTGAATACAATATCAAAGACGTTGAGTTGATTTTGAAATTGGAAGATAAACTGAAGTTGATTGAACTCGCTTTGACTCTCGCATACGACACTAAATGTAACTACGAGGATGTATTTACACAAACTCGGATGTGGGATGCACTCACATACAATCGACTTTTGCGTGACAACATCATTGTTCCACCTAAAGGCACTCACGATAAAGATGGAATGTTTGAGGGTGCGTATGTTAAAGAAGTCCAGGTTGGTGCCCATGATTGGGTCGCTAGTTTCGATTTGAATTCTTTGTATCCACACTTGATGATCCAGTATAACATTTCACCTGAAACGTTGATTGATCCTAGTGATTATACACCGGCCATGCGTGACATTTTAGCACAAACAGTTTCTGTAGATTTCTTGTTGAAGAAACAGGTAGATTTATCTGAGTTGTCTGGTGCAACAATGACACCTAACGGCCAGTTTTTTCGCACAAACATCCAGGGTTTTTTGCCGAAGATGATGGGTGAAATGTATGAAGATCGGAAGAAGTTCAAACAATTGATGTTGAAAGCCAAACAAGAATATGAAGATGAACGGGATGATTCTAAGAAATATGAAATTGAAAAACGTATTGCCCGATACAACAACCTACAGTTGGCTAAAAAGGTATCACTCAATTCTGCTTACGGTGCGTTAGGTTCTCAGTATTTCAGATTCTTTGATCTTCGTATGGCTTTGGGAGTAACTTCTGCCGGGCAATTGTCGATTCGTTGGATTGAATCTAAGTTGAATGTCTACATGAATAAATTGTTGAAGACGAATATAGACTATGTGATTGCATCAGACACAGATTCTATTTACTTGAAATTTGGTCCGTTGGTGGATTCGGTTTACAATAAGACGCAACAAGCAGACACCAATCGTATGATATCATTCATGGATGCTGCATGTAAATCTAAGATTGAGCCGTTCATCAATAAGTCCTACCAAGAATTGGCTGAGTATGTTCATGCATATGCACAAAAGATGCAGATGAAACGAGAAGCATTGGCGAATAAGGGCATCTGGACAGCCAAGAAGCGGTACATTATGAATGTCTATAACAATGAAGGTGTGCAATATAATGAACCTGATCTGAAAGTCGTTGGCCTTGAAATGATTAAATCTTCTACTCCTGCAGCAGTGCGTGAGAAGATGAAACAGTCTATCAAGATTATGATTGCGGGCACGGAAGAAGACATGCATAAATTTATTGCCACATTCAAGCAATATTTTCATGGGCTACCGCCAGAAGACATTTCGTTTCCTCGCGGAATGAACGGGCTTCGTAAGTATTCGGATGGAGTAACATTATATAAATCAGGCACTCCAATACATGTTAAGGGCGCCATTCTATATAACCATCACCTGACACAAATGGGTTTAACCAAGAAGTATCCATTGATTCAGGAGGGTGAGAAAATTAAGTTCTCTTATCTCAAGATGCCGAATCCATTCAAAGATACTGTAATATCGTATCCGGCACGATTGCCGAAAGAGTTTGACATTTCTAGATATATCGATTATGATACACAATTCGAAAAGACGTTTCTGGAACCAATTAAGGTTATTCTTGATTGTATGAACTGGTCAACAGAGAAACAAAGCACGCTTGAAGATTTCTTTAGCTAAAGGTAAATATGAGTATTCTTGACAAAATCAAAAAGAACAGCAGCATTAAAGATTCTGCTATTTTATCCAAATCAAAATTCTTTACACAGAAGGACATGATCGCAACTGAAGTGCCAATGATAAATGTTGCACTCTCAGGCAAATTAAATGGAGGTTTAACTCCTGGGCTTACAATGTGGGCAGGACCATCAAAACATTTTAAGACCGCATTTTCATTATTGATGGCCAAATCTTACCTGGACAAATATCCTGATGCAGCACTTTTATTTTACGATTCTGAATTTGGTACTCCGCAATCTTATTTTGATTCCTTCGGCATTGACACTAATCGTGTGCTCCATACTCCTCTTACTAATGTTGAGCAGTTAAAATTTGATATTATGACACAATTGGCTGGCGTGGAACGTGGTGAACATTTGATTATCATCATCGACTCTATTGGCAATCTCGCATCAAAGAAAGAAGTTGATGATGCGTTGGATGGTAAATCTGTAGCTGATATGTCTAGGGCTAAACAAATTAAATCCCTGTTTCGTATGGTAACTCCACATCTATCATTGAAAGACATTCCAATGGTTGTAGTGAATCACACATACAAAGAGATTGGTATGTTTCCTAAAGATATTGTGGGCGGTGGCACAGGAAGTTATTACTCTGCTGATAATATTTTCATCATCGGCCGCCAACAAGAAAAAGAAGGAACTGAAATTGTGGGGTATAACTTTATCATCAATGTGGAAAAATCTCGCTACGTTAAAGAAAAATCTAAGATTCCTATTTCTGTATCTTTTGATGGTGGTATTAGTAAATGGTCGGGGCTATTAGACATTGCTCTTGAATCTGGGCACGTTATAAAGCCATCAAATGGATGGTTTAGTAGAGTGAATAAAAACACCGGTGAGATTGAAGAAAAGAAATACCGCGAAAAAGACACAGAAACAAAAGAGTTCTGGGACAACATTGTTAATAGCGAGTCATTCAATATATTCGTTGAGGGTAAATACCGGGTGGCATCTTCTGAAATCATGCAGGGAAGTACCGCAGGAGTTTTTGGGAAATGATTGAAGGTCAGGATTATTGTTTTATCTATCCTAAGGATGAAAAAGACATCACCCACATCAAACTGTTGTCAGGAGTATACAAAGACACACTGTTTAAGTATGGGAAAGTGTCTTTTAAAGAAGAAAATGATCAGGTGCGTTTACTTTTCGCCTACTTTGTGTTAGAATCACCCATGATGAAGGCTAAAAAGTTGGAGAAAGATCCCGACTTCAAGCAATATGCCGGCGATTTGTTGGTGGAACTAATGACTTCGAACCTAGATGAGGAAATGATTGATGAAGTTGGAACAAACTATCCTGAAGCACCTGATTTACTCGGAAGACTTTCTCCGTAAGGTTCTTCCATTCCTGAAGAGTGAGTATTTCACCGACCGAACTGAAAAAACTCTCTATAATGAAATTGCAGCATTTGCAAATACATACAACTTGCCTCCGTCAATTGAGGCAGTTGGTATTGCTATTGCAGACTTGCGGTCAGTTACGGAAGATGAAGTAGAAAAGTGTGAAACATATCTCAAAGAAATTGAAGACACCAAGACAGAACAATCTCAGATTCAATGGTTAGTTGATAAAACAGAAAAGTTTTGTCAGGAAAAAGCCATCTATAATGCTGTCTTGGGGTCCATTTCCATACTCGATGGGAAAGACAAAACTAACGATAAAGGGCAAATACCTAAGATACTTTCCGATGCACTAGCAATCAGTTTTGATACTTCTGTTGGTCACGATTATTTGGCTGATTCGGATGAGCGTTATGAATTCTATCACAGAAAAGAAGAACGAATTCCCTTTGACCTGGAATATTTCAATAAGATCACAAAGGGTGGGTTGCCACGGAAAACGTTAAACATTGCACTGGCGGGTACAGGTGTCGGTAAGTCACTCTTTATGTGTCATGTGGCCGCAGGTGCTATGTCACAGGGCTATAATGTATTATATATTACCATGGAGATGGCTGAAGAAAAGATTGCTGAACGTATTGATGCCAATCTGTTGAACGTGACTATTGATGATCTGATGACTCTACCTAAAGAATCTTATGACAAGAAAGTTGCAAGAGTCAAGTCAAAAACTACAGGTAAGTTAATCATCAAAGAGTATCCAACTGCATCAGCATCAGTTACACACTTTAGGACTTTGTTAAACGAACTTAATTTGAAGAAGAGTTTCATTCCAGATTTGATTTTTGTTGATTACCTCAATATTTGCTGTTCAGCAAGAATCAAGGCCGGTTCGAATATTAACTCCTACACGTATGTAAAGTCCATTGCGGAAGAACTACGTGGGCTTGCTGTCGAGTTTAATGTGCCGATTATGTCTGCCACACAAACAACTCGCAGTGGATTTACATCCTCAGACCCAGGGCTAGATGATACAAGTGAATCATTCGGTCTTCCAGCAACGGCAGATATGATGTTTGCATTGATTACTTCAGAAGAACTTGAAGAACTCGGCCAAATGATGGTAAAGCAATTAAAGAATAGATATGCTGATCCGACATACTATAAGAGATTCACGATTGGTGTTGACCGATCAAAGATGAAGTTGTATGATGTAGAACAATCTGGGCAAGATGGTTTGGCTGATGCCGGGCAAGATAAGCCATTGAACACATTCGGAGACCGTGACGGTAAGCCTAAGAAAAAAAGCTTTGAAGGATTCAAGATATAAATATTCCCTTTACGGAGAATATTATGGCAGATTTATCCAGCAAGGCGACAGACGGAAGATTATCTTTTGTGAAATATGTTACAGATAACAAAAGATATGCTGAGATCGAATTCGAAATTGAAAAGGGTAAATCTTCTTTTATTTTCATTAAAGACACTAAAGGGCTCACCGCCGGCAACAAAGAATATCGTACAGGAACAAAATTAAAAATATTAAGCAAAGATTCTTTAGTTTTTGGTAAAACACTATATGCAAATGTTCAGATTGGTTCAGTCAAAGGGTACATGCCAATCTCAGCAATACGTAAACCTACCGGCGGTAATGGAACACAGTATGAGGATGAAGTTGTTGACGCCATCAATAATTTTATATTAGAGGCTGGAGGACCAATCGATATAAAATTAAAAGGCGATTCTAGGATATATAAAAACATACTATATGCTCTTAAAGTGGATTCTGCAATAAAGCATAAGGCAAATGTTCGCGGAGATCCAAAAGCTGATATAATTTTATGTGTAGATAAAAATAATCCAACAGGATCAGGTTCCATATACATCTCACATAAAAAAGAAGGAGGTCCCGAGGCTTTCCAACAATATGGTGGTATTTCTGAACAGGCTGGAGTTGAAATATACAATAATAAAATGGTGCAGAAATTTTTAAAGAACGTTGCAGATGTAATTGGAACAGATAATCAATTGCGTAACCCAGTGATGGGCACTTTTACTGATATTAAATTATCGAACATGTCGATTTATGGTCCTGATTATAACAAAGACTTTTCATTACAACACACACAATTAATCGGTCAAGGTAAAGCTAAATTTAATCGATTGCAAAATGGTAAATACTATGAATTAGATTTCACTAGTCATATGAGTTTATCTGGAGATTTATCACATTTCACAGGAGGTTATTTGCCTGTGTTTGGTGCAACGTTTAGAGCCGGCAGAGGGTTTGAGTATAAAGGTAAACGCCATAAAGGCGCTAGAGTTGCAATCTATCCATATAAACTAATGGCAACACGCGCCGGATTGATAACATTTGATTTAGACCAACAAAAATAAATTATAGGATTTTATTATGACAGCAACAGTGATTATACCCACCACAGGTGCACCTGAGGTCGAGAAAGCAATTAACAGTGTATTGAATCAGTCTTACCTTACGACATGCTATGTTGTGTGTGACGGAATGCAACACTATGAAAGAATTGCATTATTGGCCATCAAAAACAAATGGATGGACAATCCAAATTTTAAGTTTTGTAACTTACCAATAAATGTTGGCGCCAATGGGTTCTATGGGCATAGGATATATGCAGCATTTGCTCACCTAGTAAATACAGATTACCTTCTGTATCTGGACCAAGATAATTCTTTTGATGAACATCACGTTTTGTCTTGTGTACACACTATGCTAGAGGAGAATACAGACTGGTGCTATTCACTTAGAAAAATCTGTGATCCGACTGGTGAATTCATATGCAATGACGATTGTGAATCGTTAGGGAAATGGAATACTTTTCAAGGTGGTCATCATATAGATACAAATAGCTATTGCCTTTCGACAAAAATTGCTGTATCATTGTCTAGTGCTTGGCATGGCGGATGGGGTCAGGATAGAGTGTTCTATGCAAATCTCCAAAAACACTTTCCTAAATATTCTTGTTCCGGTAAATATACAGTGAATTACTGCCTTGGTGGTAACGAAGGCTCAGTCAAGAAAGAATTCTTTGAGTATGGCAATGGCATAATGCTTGAAAAATATAATGGAAAACTTCCGTGGAAAAAATATTGAAATTTATTAAAAAGGATTGAATCATATTATGAAGAAAAGTTTAATCATTGGTGCATTCACTAACTACAATTATAACCAACTAAAGCCTTGGGTTGAATCCATCGGAGAGACCGGGTTCTCCGGTGATAAAGTGATGATTGCATTCAATTCGTCAAAAGAGACCATCGACAAGTTGAGTGATCAGGGTTTCATTATAGTCCAAGCAGCACAAAGCAAGTTGCCTATCCATGTAGAACGATTCGTCTATATTCATAATTTCCTCAAAGAAAACTACCAGAATTATCAGTATGTCATCACGACTGATGTGAAAGATGTTTATTTCCAAAAAGATCCCACTGAATGGTTGGAAAAGAATCTTGGTCGCGGATCAATGAATATTGTTGCGGGTTCTGAGGGGTTGAGGTACCGAGATGAGCCATGGGGCAATGAAAATTTAATGCAGACTTTTGGTCCTTATGTGCATGAAGAATTCAAAAACAACTTGATCTACAATGTTGGAGTCCTAGGCGGCCGTGCAGAATACATTAAAGATTTGTGTCTTAATATCTTTCTATCCGCCACGAACAGACCAATTCCTATTGTTGACCAGGCAGTCTTTAATGTGTTAATCCAAACTCAACCATATCTTGACACTACACTATTAGCAAATCAAGAAGATGGTTGGGCTTGTCATGCTGGAACAACTGTTGATCCGTCGAAGATTGTTGCATTTAGACCATTCTTAGAAGAACGTGAACCAATTTTTGAAGATGGTATCGTAAAGACACATGACGGCACTCCATTTACAATTGTGCATCAGTATGATCGAGTTCCTGAATGGAAAAAGTTCATTGCTAATAAGTATAAACAGGAAGACGAATCTTTATACTTCAAATATAGGACAAATTAATATGAGTGACTTGGTGATGATTGGCGTTGCAACAACGATAGATGTTGAACTCTTGAGAACTATACGGAATGATTGTCGTAAATTTATGACAAGAAACACTTCTGAAATTTCACCACAAGACCAACAAATTTGGTATAAGAATCTAGATCACGAAAAACATAAACTTTTCTTGTTACATGAGATACATTGTGGTGTGGCTGGAACGATTATCGGGTATGGATACATAAGAGTTGAGAATGGAATCGTACTATTAACTGGTGGTTTGGTTGAATCTTCTAGAGGTAAGGGTCACGGCCACTTCCTCTTTAATAGTTTGTTACAACAGTCTAAGCAGTTTAATCTACCCATTGAACTAGAAGTCTTAAAGACAAACATGGTAGCTTTCTCTGTCTATAATAAACTTGGATTCCGTGTCATTGGTGATGATGGAAAGATTATAAAAATGGAATATCATTATGATTCAGTTATTTAAAGTTAAAATGTCTGATAGGGCGCCATCGATGGTGTCTGAGGTGTTGTCTTCAGGTTTCATTGGGCAAGGTCAAAAAGTTGAAGAGTTTGAAGATGCGTTACAGGTTGAATTGAAAACTGCTCAACGACCAGTATCTTTGAATTCATGCACCAATGCTATTGATCTGGCACTCCACTTGTGTGGAGTAGGACCTGGTGACGAAGTAATCTCTACACCACAGACATGTTTTGCTTCACAAGTTGGTGTAATACATAGACACGCAAGGATTCGCTGGGCAGACATTGATCCTCTGACGGGTCTAATGGACCCCGAATCCGCTAAAGCACTAATCACACCAAAAACTAAAGCCATTATCGCGGTTAATTGGGCAGGTAAAGTGTGTGATTTCAAAGCCTTGAAAGCTTTTGGTGTACCGGTCATTGAAGATGCTGCACACACATGGGACGTATTCAATGATGTTAAATTTGAACGTGGTGACTATATCTGTTATAGTCTACAAGCCATCAAACTGTTGACTAGCGGCGACGGCGGTATTTTAATTTGCCCTACAGAAGAAAAAAATCAAGAAGCTCGAATCCTTAGGTGGTTTGGTTTAGATAGAACTAAAAGCCAATCATTCAGATGTACACAAAACATCACAACTGCAGGCTTTAAATATCACATGAATGATATCAATGCTGCTATTGGTTTGTGTAATATCCCAGAAGCTCGGGAATCTGTATTAGCTCATAGGAAAAATTCAAAGTATCTGATTGACAACATTAAAAATGCCAATTTCATCCTCCCAAAATTTGATGAGACTAGTTCATTTTGGTTATTCAGTATGCATGTCCTAAACGGCAAAAAATCAGAATTCACAAAATACTTAGAAGATAATGGAATAGTATCCAGCCCTGTACATTATAGGAATGATTGGTATGACTCCACTGCACAATATGGTGAAGGTCCTTTGCCTGGTGTTAGTAGTTTTGATGAAACCCAAATCTGTATTCCTAACGGTTGGTGGTTAACGGAAGCCGATAAGTTGCATATTGTGGAGGTACTCAATAAGTGGCAAGCATGAGTGAATTATCATTTTATATTCCTGGTTTTTTTGAAAATGCCTCAATTGAATGTATAAAAAACATCAGAAAGTTTTATCCGGATAGTTCAATCATTATAAGTTCTGATGCTGGTCCAGACTACTGTGAAATTTCAAAAGAGTTCAATTGTCAATTCCAATATTATCCTAACAACTTAGGGTATCCTGTAATGCCCTACGGATACAAGAAACAAAAAGCCTTGGAGTGGATGGAACGCTTTTATGTTGCGTGTATCTTAGCAAAAGGTACCCATATAATGTGTGCTGAGGATGATGTTGCTATAATTGGTAAAATACAGATACCAGACAATTGTGAAATTTTTGCACATAACACACCAAACAACTATGTACCAGATTTTGTTTTTGAGTTATGTAAACAATTTTCCGGTGTAGAACCTAAAACTAGATACTATGGTGCCGGTGGCGGAACTATATTTAAGATAGATACATATGTTAAGAATTATTTTGAAATAGTAAAATTGTTTAAAGTGGTGTTCGATCAAATTCAACAATCTTATCCCACATTCGGCTGGTATGATTGTTTTATGACAATAATCTATTTTTTGTGTGGAAAACCATATACTATTAACAATGGCATATTTGAAATTAAACCACTAAATAAAAACTTTGATTTAACAACTGTAGATTCTGAGAAGTTTCCTATAGTGCATTTGTATAAAAATTATTACCCTAAATGAAAAGGAATATAAAATGATTAAGTGTCCTGGATTCGGCCTCGTATCGCTATTAAAAGATCAAGTTGATATTGTAGGCCTTGAGGTTGGTTGTGATGAAGCGGTAACAACAGAATATCTACTTAGTAATCTACATAGTCTAACATTACATTCAATTGATCCATACTCTGAATACAGGGATTGGAATGGTACGGTTGTACGGGCCCGCGAAGATGTTTATCAATTGGCTATGAATAAAATGAAACCTTTTGGCAAACGATTTATTATGCACAAAGAGGATTCATCTGTTTATTACGATAATTTTGAAGATGAATCTCTAGATTTTATTTTTATTGACGGTATTCATACGTATAACGGAGTAATGTCCGATTGTATGAAATATTACTCCAAAGTGAAACCTGGTGGATTGTTCTCGGGACACGATTTCAGTATGATTGTAGATGTTAATAGAGCTGTAAAAGAATTTGCTGCTCTACACAACAAAGAAATTTTGAACACCGAAGTTGATGTTTGGTACTGGTACAAATGAAAAAATACATATATTATCACATATATCTGACAGAAGAAACGGGATGTTGGTATAATTTATTTTTAGATCAATTATATGATGTTATAGATTCCGGCTTATACAATAACATTGAAAAAATGTATATTGTCTGTATAGGTAAAAAGAGTGAAGTGGATTTGTTCGTCGGTATATGTAATTGTTATGAAAAAATCCAAGTACTTGACAGACTGTATTTGGATGAAGATAAAACTGAAGATTTATCTTTACAACACACTTCACGCATTGAATATGATAAATCTAATGTTTATGATGAAGTTCAAACGATGAAGCATCTACAGGAACATGCTAAAAGAGAAGATGCACAATTTTTATACTTTCATTCAAAAGGAATTACTGCCGCATGGAGAATGAGAGAAGAAAAGCATTCACAGGCTTTTGTAAATTACTATTTATGGAGAAAGTTTCTACAATGGGGTTGTATCGAGAATTGGAAACTTTGTGTTGATAAGTTAGAGACACATTCAGCCGCAGGTGTAAATTTTGGAACTTGGCCTGTTCCGCATTATTCTGGTACATTTTGGTGGACAAAATCAGAATATGTCAGAAAATTGCCCGATATTAATGAGAATGACTGGTGGTCTGTCTTAATGAGAACTACTCCATTGAATACATTCAATTCTAATAGAAACAAACCTGAAATGTGGATTGGTACAAAATTCGACAATGATTTTTATAATATCATAAGTCATCCAGTTATGCCGCCGGTTGCCACTTTGATACAAAACCATTGGCCTAGATCCTGTTATGAGGATGCTGTGTTGAGATGAAAAACTATACAATTAATTATATCGTTGCATTGTATTTCGGACCTAGGATGTCCAAAAAACACAATGAATTGTTATCCAAATCTCCTTTTTATTTGTTGGACGAGCACCTGAGTTTTCTGAAAGATTGTAACACAAATATAACTCAAGTTACTTTTGTAATCAATGGTGAAAAACCTGATGGATTTTTAGAAAGAATTGAAAACAATCTTCCAAATTATGTCAAGGTTAAAGTTGTTGAAAGAAAAAATCAAGGATTCTCTTATGGTGGGTGGAACGATGTTATTGTACAATGCCTAGAAGACAATAGTAATTTTGATTATTATTTCATCATTGAAGATGATTATGTTCCTACAGTTAACAATTTTTACGAACCTTTTGTTGAAAAATGCACAAATGAAAATCCATTTGTTTGCGGCCTTATTGGACATATTCCGAGACAGCATCCAGCAATATCGAATGGTCTATTACAAAATAAAGCTTGTAAACATGTTTATGAACAATGCAAAAATGTTTTTGTCGGATTGTGTGTAACACCTGGTGATTCTTATTCAGAAGCTTGGTCAACGCAAATCAATTTCATGGACAATTTCACATCTTTAGGATTTACTTTCAATGACATAATTGATAAGTATTGTTCTCCTTTTCATAGTTCATATACTGATGTTGTCGTTTATTTTGGTGACACGAATAATCCTATTTTAATTACTTCTATATTAACAAAATATTAATAATGTTTATTAATATGGATTACAAAGAACAACTGATTACTTTAAGTCTAATTATGGAGAAATATTTTGAACATTTTTATAGTAACTTCGTGTATGAAACCTTCATTTGGTGTTATAAATTTCGAAGATCGATATACACAAACATTGGAGACTTTTGATTCCATTAAATTAAAAGATCCAAACGCACTGATAGTATTTTCAGATAGTTCTGTACATCCATTGACTGAAAAAGAAAAAGAAACTATACAATCCAAAACACATATAAGTATCAACTTCAGTGAAGATATGAACTGTAAGTTGTTTAACCACCACGGGTTAAAAAGCCATGGCGAAAACTATATGTTATTAAAAACAATAGCGCATCTGAAAACACTCTATGATTTTAGCAATATGAATGGCCGGATGTTTAAACTTGGCGGCAGATGTAAGCTCCAAGATAGTTTTGATATAAATGATTTTAGTGATCGTAACGGCAAATATATCTTCAAGAAACGCCTGAATTCATGGATGAATCAAGAAATACAACAAAAATTAGGATCTACACACATATTAGAAACCAGATTATATTCATGGTGTTTTTCTTCAGTTGATGAGTATATTGAAATAATACGCAAAAATTTTGAGTTGTTCGATAAGGGATTAGACACAGAACATTCACATATGCTCAATGTTCCAGAAGATAAATTGTTGGAATATGACAACTTGAATGTTGGTTGTGTTATGGCACTGAACGGCCAATACATGTTGGACTAATAAAATACAACTTTTAGTTGACTATATATCGAACCGAATGTTTTAGGAGTTACGGCCAGTTAAATTAAAAGTTTCATAAATAACTCTATGGCAATCATAGTGTATTGTCAAATGCCTAAGGAAAAAACATGTTATCAATTCAAGCTCAAATTTATGCTCAACGTGCCGGCATATTAGTTGAAGAAATTGACACTTCAGAACATATAACTGAACAAGAAATCCATGAAGTTTTACGTGGATTGAATTTGGAAGAACTTGATGAAGAGGCTTCCGAATCAACAAAGAAGGCTTCAAATGATACCAAAGGCAAATTACACGAATTGTTGGTGGGTAAGCACCTTAATGGTGGAAACCACATGGAAAAACACGTAGACATTCACGGAGACAGTCCAAAAGAAGCGCATGATAAATTGCGCGACTCCATTCATCCTGATGAGTATGCAAAAATACATGCCAAAGCCAAGTCTGCTGCGGATGACATTAAATCCAAAGTTGAAAAAGACGGTCATAAAATTCACCATGTTCATTGGACTTCAAAACCAGGCGACATGCACCGTTCCACAGGTATTCATGCCACACAAAAACAAGACGCATCCGATGTGGTTGTTACTACTCATAAAGACAACAAACCAAGACACCATGGTGTAAGTTTAAAAGTTACTGATTCTGCAACTAAACATGTACCCATTTCAAACCTTGGACTAAAGTCACCAGGCACTGAAAAAATTCATACAGACCACAAGACGAATTTATTGAAAAAGTATCCAATACTTAAACATGCAACAAATGCAACGTCAAGAAAAGCTATATTAGATTCTAATCCTGGTATGAAATCACATGTACAAGAAGCTAATAAAAAATTAGTGCATCATTTAGCAGCAAACCTACATCAACACTTGACAACGATGCCAAAATCAGATTTGGTGCATCACATAAAAAATGTCATCCATGCACATACAACACCTATGCAATCTGAAGGTCATACACATATTCGCCACACCACATACATCTCGGGCGGATCGAAAAATCCAAAAATACAACACCATTCAATTGATCCTAGTACACACCACGACCACATTCTAAAAGATCCTGCTAACATAACAGTACATCATAGCACTGGTGGTTCCTTGCAGTTTAAACACAAAGGTAAAACTTTCGCTTCACAATCCGTAAAACTTAGTTCAGGAAGTGATCCGTTAAGTTCAGTGAAAACAACCGGTGGAACTTCAGGGGATTGAAATGATGAGAACTTTTAAATCTTTACTCAAAGAAGCGGCCGATGAATCTAAACTCATGCATATCACGCATGTGGAAGATCATGCTATACATGATGGTGCTGAAGGATTTAATCATGCAACCGGCGTACTGAATCAGGTTAGAAAACACATCCTCGCAGGTAAAAAAGATGCCACATTAACTATGAAACATGATGGTTCACCGAGTATCGTTTATGGGCATCATCCAGAGTCTGGCAGATTCTTCGTTGCTTCTAAGTCAGCATTCAATGTTACACCAAAAATTAATTATACAGATAAAGACATTGAAGCAAACCACGGCCACGCACCGGGGTTAGTGGATAAGTTAAAGGACGCATTACACCATTTACCTAAAGTTGCACCAAAATCTGGTGTATTTCAAGGTGATATGATGTTTGGTCAAGGAGATAAAACTGAAAATGATGGTAGGGTAAATTTCAAACCTAACACCATTAATTATTCTGCACCGAAAGATTCAGAAGAAGGTAAAAAGATTCGCAAAGCCAAAATGGGGGTTTATACACACACCCAATACCACGGCAACACTATATCGAATATGAAGGCTGATTTTAATCCAGATTTATCTGGATTTAAGAATAATCCAGATGTATATCACAGAGAACCTGGGCACGATACCTCCAAGGTAATAATGAACAAACACGATGATGAACAATTCCATCACCACTTAGCTACAGCTCAGGCATTACACGACCTACACGGTAAGCAGATGTATGCTGCAACTGAACCACATCGTAATGCTGGTGGACCTATCGAAGCACACATCAATCAAACTATCAGAACAGGTGAAAAACCTAGTGTTAATGGACTTAAAAAATCCATAGAGACTAAGTATGACAAAGATATTTCTAAAATGAAGACACCAGCGGCGATTGCTAAAAAAGAAGCAGAGAAAAAGGCCCACATTGATCACATAGATAGTAATGCACAACACTATGAAAACTTTTTCAAAATGCATCACCATTTACAAAAAACTAAAGACGCACTTGTACATGTGTTATCGAGACATACTGGTGGATTAGAACATAGTGTAGGTGACGCATCGGTTAAACCAGAAGGCTTTGTTGCAACACATAAGGGTAAAGTTTCTAAATTAAACGACAGACAAGAATTCAATAGACTCAACTTCATGGCGCGACCACGATGAAATCATTTAGACAGTTAGTAGAAGAGAACAAAAAATCTTTAGCCATCTTGTTTGGTAGGATGAATCCTCCGACTCGCGGGCATGAAGAGAATGTTAAGGGTTTAAAAAAGATGGCACACGAAAATGGAGCCGACCACTTAGTCATTGCATCTCATTCACACGATGCATCTAAAAATCCTTTAGATCCTGTTACAAAATTGAAGCACCTAAAGCGAGCTTTTCCTGATACCAATATAATCACATCCAGTAAAGAAAAACCAACGATTATGCATCAAGCCGCCGAGGCACATAAGAAGGGTTATAATCATTTGATTGTGGCCGGCGGCGGAGACAGAGTTAAAGAATATCATCATCTGTTAAATAAATATAATGGTGTAGAAGGTCGTCATGGTTATTATAAATTTGACCACATCGAAGTCAAGTCCACCGGTGAACGTAAACCTGGCATTTCCGGCACAGACATGCGTAACCATGTCAAGTCAGGAAACTTCAAAGAATTCAAAAAGAACTTACCTACAAATATCCAAAAGAACCCCACACATGCTACGGAACTGTTCCATGATGTAACTAAGGGTATGGGTCTACACGAAGATGTTAATCATGGTCGTAATAAAGCCATTTTCGTTTCTGGTGGTCCAGGTTCAGGCAAAGACATTATTATTCGTGAGTGTATTGCTGCTAGCAGAATTGTGGAATTGAATTTCGTTCAAGCATTTGATTATCTAGCTGACAAACCTAAATTGTCACAGAAGAGTAAAGATTTACGCTTAGAAGCCATTCGAACTAGAGGTCCTTTGATTATCAATGGTCCAGCAGATGATTTTGATAAAATATCTTACATCAAAGAAGAATTGGAAGAACTTGGTTATAAGACCATGATGGTTTTTGTTGACACGACAGATAATGTCAGCAGAGAAAGAAACACGCTGTTATCCAGGATGATGGTCGAATCTATTCGCCAAGATCGCTGGGTGAAATCTCATCAGAATATTACACATTTTACTGAAATGTTTAATGAATTCGTTCGTTTTGATAATTCCGGCGATTTGTCAACCACGATAGATGCAATCAGTGAAACTTTCACCAAAACTACAAAATTCTTGGAACCAATTAGGTTTGTGGAAAATACACAAATTAGTAACAGATTCATTAGAATATATGAAAGTAAAAAAGATTATGCTAAAGGATGTGGTAAACACGGGCAGATGCTTTTCGATAACAACTGCCCCGGTTGCCAGTTAAGGGCCAAGTCTGGCAAGATTGATGATGTCCGCGACGGCGATATCAAATCTAACGGCACATATGCATTTAGAACTTATGCTGAAAGCAATCAACCAGCGTTAACTAAGAATCCTGAACCTAAAGAATCTAGGTTTAGTATGGATAAAGACAAATTAAATAAGAAAAGTCGAGGAGATTCCTCATTAAGTGCGGCAAGACCTGGTCGACCAGACGGAGTTGGATCAACATACGACTCTAGAGGCGGTACAGCAGCGGCAGGTGCAGGCCTCGGTAACCAAACTTACAGTGAAGACAAGAAAATAACTACAGTGGGTCAGGGTGTTGGTCAAGAATTCG